CCCGGCGTCGGATGCGGAGGGGGCCATGACTAGGAATGTGCTCGCCGTAGGGCTGTTGTGTGCGGCGTGCTGCGCCGCCGGGTACGTCCGGGGGTTCGGCATTGCGGAAACGCGGGGCCGTGTTCTGCTTGCGGAACAGGCCGAAGCGTCCGCCAGCGAACGTGAGGCGCTGGCCGTCGCGGCGGCGGAAACGGAACGCCTTGCCCGCCAGAGGCTGGAAGCGGAAACCGAACGGGCCGCCGCCATTGCCGGGGAACTTTCCGAAACCCGCAACCGCCTTGCCGCCGAACGGCAGGCGTTCACGAGGAGGATGGACCGTGTTGCCGAAGATGCTTCCCGCCATTGCGCTGGCCTGCCTGCTGGCTGGGTGCGCCTGTACAACGAAGCCCTTGGTCTTGCCCCCGCCGCCCCCGAAGCTTCTGCCCCTGCCGCCGGAATTGGCGCGCCTGCCGGAAGCGCCTCCGCCACTGGCGCCGGGGTACGGTCGGGAGCATCCGTGATGGTCAGCCCGGAGGATCTTTTGGCCCACGCGCGGGATTACGGCGGCTATTGCCGGAACCTGCGCGCTCAGGCCGAAGCCCTGCTTGCCGTGGAAAAAGGGCGGGAGGGCAGGCCATGACGCAGGCCGCGCTGCAATTCGATGCGCACACCCTGCTGCTTGGCCTGCTCGGGATGGTTTGCGGCTTTCTCGCCTATTGGGGAACCCGGCTGGAGCAGCGGGTGGACGAATTAAAGGCCCGCCAGTGCCTGCTGGCCGAGGAGATGCACAAGAGCTACGTGCCCCGCGAGGACTGCCGGGAGCGCACGGCGCAGATCCTCGGCGGGCTGGAGCGGGCGGACGAAAAACTGGATCGCATCGCGGACGCGATCCGTACCGGGGGGCGCTGACATGCGCGGAAAGCGCCGGAACTCCCCCGAGCTTCCGGACGCCTCTGCCGGGACACCGGAGGAACGCCGGGAACGGGCCCGGCAGGACTTCACCTTCTTCCGGCGGGCGTATTTTCCGCATTATTGCCTCGTCGGGGGGGATTCCCGGCTTCACGAATGGCTGGATGCGGAACTGCCCCGCATGGCGGACGCGCCCGAAGGCGTGCGGCTGGCGATTGCGGCCCCGCGCGGGGAGGCCAAGAGCACGTTCGTTTCGCTGTTTTTCGTGCTGTGGGCCGTGCTGACCGGGCGCAAGCACTACATTTTGATCATAGCCGACGCGCTGGAGCAGGCCGCGTCGCTGTTGGGTGCGGTCAAGGACGAACTGGAGTTCAACGAGGCGTTGAAGCGGGATTTTCCCGGGGCTGGCAAGGGGCACGTTTGGAACGTGGGAACGGTGGTCACGCCGGGGAACGTCAAAATCCAGGCGCTCGGCGCGGGCAAGCGTATGCGCGGGTTGCGGCACGGGCCGCACCGTCCGGATCTGATTGTCCTTGACGATCTTGAAAACGACGGGAACGTGGACAAGCCGGAACAGCGCGACAAGCTCCAGTCGTGGCTTCAGAAGACGGTACTCAATCTCGGCGCGGCGGACGGGAGCATGGACGTGGTCTATGTCGGTACGCTGCTGCATTACGATTCCGTGCTGGCCCGCACGCTCCGCAAGCCTTTGTGGAAGGCCCGGACGTTCCGTTCCATCCTGCGCTGGCCGGATCGGATGGATCTTTGGGATGAGTGGGAAAGCCTTTTGTCGTCGCGCGGCGAGGCGGAGGCCCGGCGTTTTTACCGTCAGCACAGGGCGAAGATGGAGGCCGGGGCTGAAGTGAGCTGGCCCGCGTCGCGCCCGCTGTATCGGCTCATGTGCCTCCGTGCCGAGGATCGGGAGGCTTTCGATTCCGAGCAGCAGAACGATCCCTTGTCTGCAAACGAGGCGCCGTTCAACGGGTGCATCACCTTTTGGGTGGACCGGAGCCGGGATTGGCTGCTGTTCGGAGCGGTGGACCCGTCGCTCGGCAAACAGGGCGCGGGGCGTGACCCTTCCGCGATCCTCGTCGGCGGCTTCCTCCGCGGGAGCATGACGCTCGACGTGGTGGAGGCGAGCATCCGAAAGCGCCATCCCGATCGCATCATTGAGGATGTGATTGCCCTGCACGATGTGCATCATCCGTTGCTTTGGGGCGTGGAAGCCGTGCAGTTTCAGGAGTTTTTCGCCCATGTCCTGGTGCAGCGGGCGGCGGAGCGCGGGATTGCCCTGCCGGTGCGGCCTCTCGTCAACAGCGCGGACAAGCTGTTGCGCATCGAGTCGTTGCAGCCGCACATGGCGCAGGGGCGGATCCGGCTTCATGTCTCCCAGCAGGCGCTCATCGATCAGTTGCGGCATTTTCCCCGGGCCGCTCATGACGATGGGCCGGATGCGCTCGAAATGCTTTGGCGTCTGGCATCCACCGGATTCGTCAGCATGGGCGACGCCTACATCCGGATGCCGCTGGAAAGGGAGTGGGGCGATGACGGGGAGGATGGAAGATGGGGAGGGGGGAGGGGCCCCTTCTGAAGAAGGCTTCCCCTCCCAAACCTGCTGGCGCGGCTCGCGTCCCCTCTCCCCTCGAAGCCTTTCGGCTGGTGGGGAGGCGGCCCGGTGGGAGTACCGTTGGATGGGGATGGGGCAAGGTGCGGCAGATTTTTTACGGTGAAAGAAGCTGTTCCATAAAGGCTGTGAACCGTCAAACGGGATTGCAGGCTTTACGGGCTGAGTCAACGCGGCGGCTTTGGGGCCGTTGGAGGCATTCATGAAAAAGATACGGCGATTGCAGACGCAGGGGGAAGGCCCGCGCATGTTGGCGTTGGAGCCGCAGATGAATCTGACGCACGGGCTGACCCCGAAGCGGCTGCAGGGCATTCTGGAGCTTGCGGATCAAGGGGACATCCTTGAACAGCATTTGCTGTTCGCGGATATGGAAGACCGCTGCGAGCATCTCGCGGCGGAAATGGGCAAGCGCAAGCGGGCGCTGCTGACGCTGGACTGGGAGATCCTGCCGGGCCGCGCCAACGATGCGCGGGCCGCCCGGATTGCGGCGGCGGTTCGGGAACAGTTTGATGCCGTCAACGGTTTTGAGGACCTGTTGATGGATCTGGCGGACGGCATCGGGCACGGGTTTTCCGCCTGTGAGATCGAGTGGGACTATCGGTACGGGCTGCATCTTCCCGCCGCCTTCCATTTCCGCCCGCAAAGCTGGTTTCAGGTTTTGCGGGAAGACAGGAACCAGCTGCGTCTGCGGAACGGCAAGCCCGACGGGGAAGAACTCTGGCCTTTCGGCTGGATCGTGCATACGCACCGCTCCCGGTCCGGTTGGCTGCCGCGCTGCGGGCTGTTCCGCACGGTGGCGTGGGCGTATTTGATCCGCAGCTACGCGCTGGAGGCGAACATCCGCTACGTGCAGGTCCACGGCCTGCCGTTCCGGCTCGGGAAGTACCCGCCCGGCAGTCGGGAGGAAGATCGGCGGGCGCTGTACAACGCCCTGCGGACGCTCGGGCAGGATGCGGCGGGCATCATCCCGCAAGGCATGGATATCTTGTTTGAAACCCCCGCGTCCTCTTCGCAGGATCTGGCGGGTGCGTTGATTTCGCGCTGCGAACTCGGCATGAGCAAGGCCATCCTCGGCGGCACGCTGACCTCGCAGTCCGACGGAGCCGCCAGCACCAACGCCCTCGGGCGCGTGCACGATCGGGTGCGCCGCGATTTGACGATTTCCGACGCCATGCAGATAGCGTCCACGCTGTCGCGTCAGCTTCTCGCTCCGTTGGCCGTGCTGAACTGCGGCGTCAGCGATCCGCGCCTGCTGCCGTGGTTCCGGTTCGATACGCGGGAGGCCGAGGACATCGCCACGTTCGCACAGGCGCTCCCGGCGCTGGCCTCGGTGATGAAGATTTCGGCTCGCTGGGCGCACGACAAGCTCAAGATCCCGGAAGCCGAAAACGAAAACGATATATTGGGGGCTTGGAGGGCGTGACGCCGTCCCTCCCATAAAACGGAAGCCCGTCTTCGGAGAGAAGACGGGCTTTATCATGCGCTGCGATCATGCCTTGGCGAAGAACTGCCTGAATAGCTCATCCTGCTCCGGGTTGTGGACGACATAGCCCACGGCGACCTTGTTCCCCGTAGCGGCAATGATCTTGTCGGCCCATTCCTTTCCGAACGCTCCGCAAACCTCGATAGCACCCACGCCGTCCTCGGCGCAGGCCACGGCCCGCTTGAGGGCTTCCTCGAAGCTGGTGACCGTAAAAATATAGCTGATCATATGTTCCGTCTCGAATACGGCGGTATCTTTGGCTGTGTCGAACTCTTTTCCCATGAGCAGGAATGCGAATTTCT